CAACTGACTCACAATTAGCATCTTACGAAACAGCAGGTAAAACAGAAGAAGCAAATCATAAAATAAGACAGACTAGAAAGACAGCCTATGGAGATATAGGTGAGCAATTAGATGAAATCTATAAAGATATAGATGCGTGGAAAGCACGAATTAAAAAGATTAAAGATGATAATCCAAAGGAATAACATATGCCATACATAGGAAAAACAACAGACGGATTTGGAGTACGAAATAGGTTCATATACCTAGCGTCAAGTGGTGATACATCCGTAAGTGGAGCAGATGCCAATGGTGCTACTCTAACATTTACAGATGGTGCATACGTTGATGTGTATCTC